TTTTACTTTAACGATGACGAGGCCAGACAGGCCGCGTTTGAAATATGGGGAGTTTAATCATGATCACTGCAATACCAGCAATTCAGTTTGGTTACTTGACGTTAACCAGTTATGATCCCGATAGCGGATTAGAAGAAGACAGGCAGCCTTTTCTTGTTAAAGCAAATAAGATAGTTGGCCTTACAAGATATATCGGCCCAGATGAAGAGTTTTATTCGGTTATCCATACAAGCAGCGACGTGTTCTATGTATGGGAATCTATTGAAAAGATCATCGAACAATTAGAGGGTGTTCACCCTTCACTTCGCTAAAAGAGATTCCCCGCAATGGGGAGAGGCTTGCGACAGGCCAGACTGTCGCGCAATGGAGAAGTAATATGACTGCATTTGGTGGTTTTTTTGATGGGGTTGGAACCGGTGGTGCTGACTTTTTGCCCATCGTTAAATTTGACTCGCGCAGCGGACGTATTTCGCGCCGCGACAGAGCTAACGGGGAGACGACTGAAGTTGATATCACAAAGACGTTTAAGGCGATCATCGACTTTCCCAATGTTGAAGTTGGCTTCATTAATTTCTCTACGGGAGGGGCTCCAGACTTTCGTATGGTTCGCCTTGCCGACGGTGTGTCTATTGACAATCCTGGCGACGGTTACAAGCGCGGAGTCCGCTTTATTCTTAAGCTATCAAAAGAGTGCGGCGGTGACGTCAGAGAGTTCGCCAGCAATGCCGCAGCATTTCTGGACGGCGCTAAGAAATTAGCTGACGCATATAATGAGGGCGTTAAGTCTAATCCAGACAAGTTGCCTGTCGTCGTATTAAAGGACGCCGTGGCAAAAACATCGGGAGAGGGAGCCCGTAAGTCGACGAACTATAGCCCTGTATTTGAGATCACTGGGTGGGTGCCGCGCCCCTCTGATCTTGTATATAAGGCGCGTGGTTCGTCGACTAATCCTACTGAGACATCTATATCGTCTCCACCCTCAACGGGATCGACGAAAGTTTCTGCTCCAACTGAAGACTGGGCAGACTTTGGATAATAACAGTTAGGTGGAATGACCCGCCTAATGAGAGATGCGGGGTAACTTGCAAAGCCGCTCCGCATCTCAACATACACAAGGACGGACAATGAGGTTTTTAGTGACTATGGCTATGCCTAGCGCCAGCGGGAATTTAGTTCATCAATTGAACGCGGAATATCCAGTAAATAGTCTGGACGAGTTTGTAGAAGCTCTTACAACAAATGATTTCGTTATAATACAAGAGTATTATAGGGATCAAACAACAAAGGAGGATTATAGTAGGGGCCATGTGGCCATTAATCATCGATATGTAGGTAAGATTAAAGTTCTTAACGCAAACCCAGAGAGATTGACATGAAGTATGATGTAGCATTGAAGACGGCCGCCGGGCTATTGGCCGACCGTGGCGAGCGTTATGGCGCGCCAGACGAATGTTTTACGCGCATTGCTAATTTGGCGTCTGTATTTTTTAATCGCACGGTCACGGAATATGAAGTTGCAATGATGATGCACTTTGTAAAGCTTGGCCGCGCAATGGAGACGCAGGACTACGTCGACAACTATATTGATGGGATAAACTATCTAGCCTTTGCCACTCAGTTTTCTGGCGCGTCAAAAACAGATCCGGTGTCTGTTCCTGACGAAGTAGGAATACGCGGCGCGGCCATGCCGGCTACTGTTTCTCAGTTTGCGCCAAAGCGCAGCCCAAAAGCGATAAGCGAAGACGCCTTGCGCCAGGCAATGGACGCTGTATCGGCGGAATTAGATGTGGTAGAGAGCTAATATTGAGCCCCTACGGGGGCTCTTTTTATTTTTTGGAGATTGGAATGAAGCGCATAAGGATAAGGGATATAGTTTTTCAAGAGTGCGTAAGAACTGGCATTCCCTTTTCTACATTAATAGGACCGTCAAGGAGAAGAGACATTGCTCACGCCAGGCAATATGCAATTTGGAGGTGCAGAAAAGAGACAGACGCGTCTCTTAAACAAATTGGCCTATGTTTTGGCGACAGGGACCACACCACAGTTCTTCATGCTATAAACAAAATTGAATCTATGCCGCCAGAGAAAAGAATGTTTATGCCGGAGAATATAGACATGCCGGACATTGAGCCTCTTATGATTGATATTTCAGACTTAAAGGAGAAGATAAAAGAAATTGCTCGCCCAAAAGTAGTTTTCCCTATCCAGCCAATTTATAAGGTCGCGTGATGGATGAGAAGATTTACAGATATGTCCCCTATGCAAAAGAAAAGGCATATGAGGCATTGGGTTGGGAATTTGAGTCCCCACTGCCACTGCCGCACGCCTGCTACGCCAGCCTGTATGTGTGGCGCGGTGAGGGGCCTCCAGTAGAGCCAGTTTTTGAAATTAGCGTCTATCCTGTAAAAAAGGAAAAGACTGATGAGTGATATATTTGTCCCCGCATATTGGCCATTATTTACGACGCATGAGTTGCGCAGGTTTGACTATAGCGCGCCCAACACGCCTAACTTTACGTCTGTGTTTAGTTATGACGTTGGCAGCGCGTCAATGCTCTACAATAATTATGATTCCAATTTGAAGTGGCTTAACCGCTGGTATTACAAATATCAAACTGGCTTTGGAATTTCTGAGTGGCGTGACGACTATCCAGGTAATAAAAAAATTGTCATGTCGCCAGCAATAGGTTGGGGAGAGTTTTCGTATATTGGCGGAGTTTATCAAAATCAGCCCAAGTTTGATCCATTAAAGTGTTGGCCGCCAGCNTCTGGTTCTGGAGAGCAAATTGTTTCTTTTGAAGACCACTTGCCCACAATGACGGTCAGTGGCGTAACATATAATGACGTGTTGCAATTTTCTTATTTACAGTCTTGGGGTGGCAAGCCTTCCTCTGGTTCGCGCTATTGGATGGCGCTGGGCGTTGGTCCTATTGCCACACAGTTCCTCACTCAAAGCGCGACAGACCCAAAGGTTATAAATGAATCGGTTGTTTGGAACGCAACAGTGACGAGGGTAAACGCATGAGAGAGATCCTTCAATTCTTTGGTGTCGTATTTTTAGTAATACAATTTTGGACGCTTGTTGGATGGTTTTTTAGGAAAAAGGGTGAAAGGCCATTTCGGCATTGGATGGACGACTCAGATGACTTATGACAGCGACATTGATGCCTATAACAATGGCTATAATGATGCGATAAAAGATGCCATAAAAGTAATTACAGACTTTGACCCTTACGACCCATATATCGTTGGCAAGATGAAGATCGAAGAACGTAAGAAAGAACTGATTTTATCTATTAAGGATTTAAAAAAATGACGAAAGATAAAGAAAACGACGGCAAGGTAAAATATTCAAAGGAAGAAATTGAAGACCCTATTGGCGGTCTCGCCAAGCAGCTAAAAAAATTAAAGAAGAAATTTAAAAGATTGAGACGTTCTGTGAGGTCGTCAAAATGACCGACTTTTCTATGTGTGCAAATCCTGATTGCCCTATGGCGTCAACGTGCCGGCGCAATGAAAAAAGCGGAACTAAACCTTCAGAGCATCAATCATATTTGGACTTTCATTGGTTCATTGATGAGGCAACAGGCAGGGCAAACTGCATCCACTATTTTGTTGCCCTGCATAAGTTGTAATGAGGTGACGTCAAAATGACCGATAAAAAAACATACCCTGAGCTTGTTGAAGCAATAAAATATTTGCAGAAATACGGCCACGCAGAGCAATCAAAGGTTTGCGTTAAGGCGCTATATGATTTGGAGAAAAAAGATAAACGCATCGATGAACTAGAACATCAACTGAGAGTCGAGTGCGACACCTATCTCTGGAACCGCAAACGAATGTCGAGACGTATTGCGCTGTTAGAATATTGGATGGAGAGATTGTTCAAATACGTCAGTTCGCAGGAAGCAAAACGCAATCATTTGACAATGGCGACAGAGATTCCTGACTATCTGATGTTAGAGGGCGAGGGTATTTTGCATCATCTTGCGGCAGATTGGGAAGCATCATGCCGCGCTTGGGGAGAGAAGGAATGAGTGATGACCTTGTGAAACGATTGCGTGGCAAAAAGTTAAAATGCACTTGTGCCGCTAAGTCAGCCAGCGAATGTTGTTGCGATACAGATTGGCCTGAGAGTTCTTGTAATGAAGCCGCTGACACTATTGAGCTTTTACAGCGCGAACTAAAGTGTGCGACTGAACTATGGGAGCAGCAAAAGGAACTGGCTTTGGAATATTTGGCTGACATAGAAAAGGCTAATGAGCGCATTGCTGAACTAGAGGCAGCGTTAAAGCCATTTGCTGATGCCAGCGATCTTCATCTTGGCAGCGATGACATGTCTATAGCGTTTCGTATAATCATTGGCAACCTACGCCAAGCCCGTAAGGTATTGGGAGAGAAGGAAGATAATTTTACTGAACGGGAAATATAACACTTGTCGCATAAAGAAGTGTAAAAACTTTACTGAGCGGTAAATATGGCTCACGAAGCCAACTTATGATCCAAATATGACGCACGAAGTTTACAAAACATTAAAAACGCATAGTAAAACTATGTCTTTATGGGCGTCACGCCCTCTGCCGTTGGGATCGTCTTAAAAGACCTTCTGACGGCCCCAAGCATCANAATGGCTTCTTTCTTGGCGTCTTCATTCTTTATGTGATCGACAAGAGCCAGCAATTTTGTAAATGAAACGACCCTAGCCGCAACACTATCAAGCGGAAACTCTTCTAAATCCGACGTCTCAATTTCTGGGATGTCGTCATCGTCGTATTCGCTCATGTTCCCCCCTCAGAACGGACGCTTACGCCGCCCTTCCCTTATAGATACTACCCTCATCGGGCGTGCCGAGTATGAGTTTCCAGCGTCTAGCAACGCCGTGATTAGGATGAACACTAAGGAGCCACTGGCTGCAAGGGCTGCTACGCATACGACCAGAGCGACTATACTCACTGGGACCTGAGACTGAGCCATTACAAAATCCTTGCTCGAGCTCTACACTCGTGTGGAAATGGCCAATAACAATATAGTCTAGCACGATCTGTTCCGTTGCATAGTCCTGGATGACGCGCTGCATGCCCCTGGCAATCGTAGCAACAGGCCCAACCATGCCCATGCCGCCTCGAGACCCGATCCTATCGCCATGTGTAAAAAGGAAATTCCAACCGCAGATATTTATTAACGCATCACCCGACGCTGGCGCTGCAAACGATACCCGTTTGGTCCCTTTTGCCATGAACCAGCTTTCGACGAGCCACGCGACGAGGGTGTCGTAGGAGTTGAGGACAAATCCCTTTGACTCTGGCTTTCTGGTGGTGCGGCCGTGGTTGCCCGGAACTGAGACAACTCGAACCTCGCACTCAAAGGATTTGAGCAGGAGCTCAATCCCAGATATGAGATGCGTCGCAAGTTCTCTGACGGCGGGAATAGCAAGTAGGTCGTTTGACTTTGCCAACTCGTCATGAATTTCACCACTGATAAGGTCGCCGCCTAAGATAACATATATTATTCCTGGCGGGGGGCCTGACCAGTGGACAGTCCCCATCTTAACCATGTTTTGGAAAAGTCGCTCAATTCTCTTTCCGCATATCTTTTTGTCAAATGAGTTTCGACCGCCCATTTGATTTTTATCAATTGTCTCACCCATATGGACGTCGGAAACCATAAGGACCAGGGCCTCTTTAAGACCCTTTTTAGGTCCATTTGACGGCTTCCAGGATTGCGGCTCTAGTGGCGTAGCAGCAAGACCTAAAATGCCCTCTCTAATGGCCTCTGAATTAATATTGGTGCGTTCAGCTTGCGCGGCCCTTGTCTCTGCCATCGCCAGCTTATCTTTAAGGCGACGAACTATAATGTGGTCGGCGTCTTCTTCTTTGTGCTCACTAAACAATTTCCAATTTGGTTCGAGGCCGTGTTCTTTTTTTGATTCTGCCATTTTTCTGGCAATGACTGACCTATGAATACCTAACTGTTTTGAAACAGTAGCGGACGCCAATCTCTCATGACTTTTACATTTATGACCGTCTGGGTAGTCACCGTCTCGAAGTGCTTGCTCAACTAATCCTATGATTTCTTCAGCCTCTGATCTTGATATCATAGCGATTCCTTGTAATAGTAGGCTGACCCTACATAGACTTTATTTATTATCGTTTTATGTCAATGGGTTATGTATTTTACATTTAATATCGAAATATATCAAGGAAATCGACATGATTAGCTCAAAACAAAAAGACCAAATCGTTAAGATGTGGGAAGAGGGATTAAGCGGGACGCAGATTGGCGAAAAGCTTGGACTAACAAGAAGCGCCGTCATTGGGATGGTTTCACGGTTAAGGCGCAAGGGCCATGTGTTTGCCCGTGACGAAAAGCAAATAAGAGAAAAGAGAATAATTGAAGAAAAGAAAAACGGCGGCGTAAAAAACCAGCCCTTTAAAGCCAAGAAAAAACTAGCCGATCACCCAATAAAATTAGAGATACCACAAATGCCGATAAGAAGTGGCGGCATAGACCTTATTGATCTTAAGAGAACATCTTGTAGATTTATCATATCAGGGGACGACGCAGTCGTTCGCTATTGCGGCGAAGACCAAGACCGAGGCGCCTATTGCGCAGAGCATTATAAAATTTGTTATTATCCCGCTAAAGGAAATTTTCTTAAACTAATAAATGCCTGACTGTATCGTCTCATACGCAATACGACCAAGCTTAAACGAATAAATGGCGATGNAGGCGATGAGAAACGCCTTCATCATTATTACGATAAAATTAAAGTGGTCTGGATGCATGATAATTATCCATTAGGAAAATTATGTTTTGATGCAATAAAGAACACCGTAGTTCTTTGATCGAGTTTCTGTGCCGCCTGTTGTTGAAGAATTTACAGTAATACCTGTTTGAGCAGATTGTGTGCCAGAATATGTTGCTGATGGAATACCTAAAAGCAATCCAGAACCCGCGCCAGATGAACCTGAGTTTGGGTTATTAAAAATATGAGCGTGGCCGGGGTCTGTAATGGCGTGCGTGTGATTTAAATAAGCGTCTGCCTGATACGCGCCAACTGACGGCCCAACGGCGCCAGATTGAGTTCCATTTGTTCCTGTCCCGCGAAGNAACATTCCTCTAAGGTCTGGGACATTAAAAGACGCGCCAGCACCGCCCCAAGTATATCCAATAGAGGNGAACAATGCCGCATATGATGATGTTGAGTATGAAGAACCGTCGCAAATGAGCCAGCCACCAGGCGCTGTGGTATTGCCAAATGCCTGTATCATTCCTGCTGGAATAGAATTGTCTATAAGATAAATATTTGTGCCGTCGCTGAATACAGAAAAGAAACCATACCTTCCCTGAATATTTGCTGTTACGCCACTTGATGCGGTTTTTAATGTTAAAGAATAATTTCCCGTGCAAAAATTACTTAATACCCAAACACCGCCGACACCCGCTGGGAAAATAACATTAATGTTTGTAAGTAGAGTGCCAGTCAGGGCAATACGCGCATTTTGTATATTTGACGTTGTAAGAGTTACGTCTGAACTACTTAAAGTAAATGACGCAGAGCTTCCAAGGCAACTGTCGACAATGGTAAAATTGCTATTGAGAGGGACGTTCCAACTAGTGTCTCCAAGAGCTGGTTCGGCAAGATTTTTGTTTGTTGTATATGTGCTAGACATAGTATCCCCTTAGATATGGTTGCTGGCTATTTTTAACGCGCTGGCAACACTCTCGTCTGGTTGTTCCAATATAGTTTTAGTCTGGTCACTAATTGCCTTCCGTGCAGACTTGGCGCGAGAAAGCATTTGTTGAGCCGTAAATATTTTCCCAGTCCTACCGCCAGTGGCGTGGCCTTCCCTTTCGCGGGCGGCTTCACCAAGCGGAATGAGGGGGCGAAATTCTGGGTATGTATAGGTTCTAGGGAGATTCCGTGGGGGTAAGTTTGATGCAGCCTCCGCCGCCAACTGAGAGCCCTCCATGGCCTTTCTGCGAGAATACGCCCCGGCGGCAAGGAGTAGTGGCGCCTTTAGATTGTCCGGTAATACGCGGCTTAGTAACCCAGTCGCCATTTCAGCAACTGCCGGCGCGGAAAACCACATAGCCTGGGAAAATGCGCCCAGTCTTTCAGGCGTTAATTCACTTGGTTTTTTAGCTGCCATGCGCATGACGTCAGAAAAACGCGCCAGTGTAGCCCTCTCAGAATCAGATAAGACAGCTTTAGCAAATGCGGCCGTATTGCCTCTAAGGAAATTATCTATTTGCTTTGACGTGTCAGCAAAATGAGCCGGTGTCGCCTTTTCGCCCTCACGGAGAACAGGTGTCATCATTTGCTGCATAAATGAGTTTTTGATATTTTCTAACTCTGGGCTATTTGGACCAAGAGCTCGACGCAGTTGGTTATAAACCTTAAGAGCAGACGCCTTTGCAGTGACGTCTCCACTACCAGCAAAGTTAAACATCATGCGAGCAATACTGTCAGGGTCTCTGTTTTGCTCTATAATTTCTTTCATTATTTTACCGGCGTCTTCTCCGGTTTTTTTCACACCATATTTTGTTTGATACTCAGAAAATAGTTTTCGCGCCTTACGCCAATCATTCACTACGTTAGTAGATCCAGAGAAAGAACCGTCAAGCAATTTTGATTCTACATATTGATCGTATTCATCAATAAGTCTTCTAATGCCAGCCTTTTCCGTAGGCGATTGCGCCTTAGACAGGGCAGCATTTAGGCTCTTTCTCCCACCTTCAACGGCTGGAAAATTTTGCCACAACAACTTTATCCCGCCTGGCCCCTCAATAGACTGCCCTAGACTTTTATTAAGTTGACTTGCCGCTTGCTGAACAAGTGAATCGTGATAAAGATGTTGCGCGTTAACATCTATGGCTAAATTTTGTAAAAGCCTGTCCCCGACATTTGTAATAGCTTCTCGTGAAAATTTGCCAGGAGCCTGCTCTGCAGTTTTATATGCAGCCTCATACTGGGCCTTCAACGACTTAGCATTTGCCTCTCCGCGAGCCACGGCGGCGTCTACCGCGTCTCTGACGGTCATTGACGGGCGACCCTGAAAGGCAAATTCCTCTGCGGCTCTCCCTGCCTGTTCTGCAATGGGGCCATATTCCCCGTGCTTTATTTCATGCGTAAGTTGTTCTACGTCGTCGCCAACCATGCCGCGCTTAGGTTCAATGCCAAACTCGCGGAACGGCGCCTCTCTGGCGGCCTCTTTAGTTAGGCCACGTTGTTCAAATGTCTGGCGCAATTGCGGGGCCAGCACACTAATCTGCTCTGGAGACAATCCAGCAGAACGCGCAATGTTAATTGCTTCTTCTGTCAAATTGCCGGCGTCATCGACAACGGGCCTGCCGCCAAAAGCAATTCTAGTTAGGCCAGAGGCGAGGTGTTCGGCCACTGGAGCCAAAGTGCCGCCCAGTCCCGCGCCAAGTAACATACCCTTTAGCGCGCCACTAATAGTCCCCTCGTCAGCCCCCTGAGCAATGGCGCCATATAGTCCTCCAGTCAGGGCTCCAGACACGGCAGGCCCGCGTGCGGCGGCTATTACTGGGAGAGTAGCCATGCCAGCGCCAAGTCCCGCCGCAGTCCCAACTGCGCCAGATATTGGGGCCTTTGCTCTAGCTTCGGCACCTATTTTCTTTGCCTCTTCGGTTACTTCTCCGTATGGCTTTTCGGCAAACTTTTCATAGCCGGGAATGCCTAATGCGCCTGCTCCCTTAGCGAGGCCGCCAACAACTCTAGGGAACACGCCCGGAGCCAGTGTCTCGCCGTAACCAGATGCGGCGGCAAGAGCCTGTGGAGGGATTTTTTCACCGCCAATAATTGGCAGACTTTCTGGGAATCGAGGCGCAGTCATTTGCTCATAGGCCTCTTTTGCCTGAGCCTCATCCGGCGACATGGCAGCTGTCGCAGGCTTTAATTCAACGGGTCGTCTCGGAGGTATGGGGGCTGAAGGGGTCGTAGGCTCTACAGAAATTTCACCCTTAACCTCTGGTGCGGCAGAGGGCTCTGTCTCAAATGGACTGCGGCCCATAAGAGTTTTTAATAGCTCACGGTTGTAGAGAGGGTTTTTTGTTAAGTCTTCCTGCTCTGCCATTTTAGCTCTCAAAGTAACGCGACATGCCAGTCAGGCCGCCATGAGTTTTGTCTTTAAAGTATTGTTCAATGTGAGCTGGATCTAACTTTCCAGAGACCATGGCAGAAAACGCCTCCGGGTCTTTTACCATTACAGCCTGTAAGGCGTCTTGCTCTTTGCGATATTTGCCCGGTGTATTTAGGCGCTTAAAATCTATTGCTGCGCGGGAATATAGGCCCCCACTGTGTTGCCCGTAGGCGTCTGCGTGCAATTGCTGGTCAAGCTTCATTTGATTATTGACCATGTTGGACGCGGCATTAAATGTTGAGGCCTGCGGGGGCTGATCAAGATTAGGCTGCGCATTAACAAGCTTTGCCAAACTACCTAAAGCAGTTTGGTTTGCCTCAGAAACGCGACCCTGACCGGCAAGTGTATTAATTTTATCAAGGATGGCCGCATTGCTATCAATGCCGCTTCCCATGTAATTGTCGCCCATGCCGGCTGCGCGTGCAATTGTATTTACATAATTGACAATTACAGCCCTTGTCGAAGCGCCTGCGCCGGGAGCTCCTATGCCAGTTTTTTGTATGGCGTCTGAAAGTATGCCGGCCACGTCGTTATTGTATAGTTTTTGACCATAAGCCACTTCGGCATTTTTATCGACGTCTGCGCGATAGGCCGCGCTCCTTGCCTCGGCGGCTGGCTTGCCTGGGCCCATCGTAACTTGCAACTCATTTGTAGCAATTTGTTTTGATCTAGGATCAAACCCAATGCCGGGGGGCGCTTCAGCCGTAGTGTCGCCAACGCCGATTGGTCTTTGCGCCGTCGGCTGTGTACTTGTTGGCGTGGGAGCTCCTGGGGCTCCAGCGCCGCCAGACCAAACTGGAGTTGGATGTTTCATCCACTCAAACTGAGAAATTTCTGAGCCGTCGGCCAGGCGAACCATTGGAATGCCGGCACGCTCAAAGAACGCACTCTGATGCAGTTTTTGCTCTTCAAGCATCTTCTCGTAAGTCATTTTACCTACGAGCTGCTCTTTAGCTCTTACTTCTTGCGCCTCTCTAAGGGCCTCTTGCTTGCGCTTTTCAATCTCAGGGATTTGTAGGCCGGTCTCCATGTAAGTCTTTGCGCCACCCGCTAGACCCTGACCAAGACCAGAAGCAATGGCGGCCCCTGGAGACGTTGTCTTAGCGCCAACCATCCCAGACAATGCCGTTCCAAGACCAACAAGGGCAGGGATAATTGTTTGACGGTTAAAGCCAATCCCCTCCTCTTCGGAAGGCTTGACGCCGCCCCCTATGTCTACCGTAGAGCCCTCTTCCGGCAAGTCGGCCTTAGCCATATAACCGCGGTCTAGTGCGCGGGCCCGCCTTATTGCGCCTTCCGCGTCAGAACCGGCTAATCCCAACGCTTTGGGGACATACGCCTGCGTCTCGCGTGGCAGAAGGGACATTACGTCCCCACCTGGCCCCGCTTGCTGTATTGCCTTCTGAACGCGACCTGGGCCAGCATTATAGGCCGCCAGAGCCAATTCGTCCGTTCCAAACTTTCTAAGCTGTTCATTGTAATAGGCCCGCCCCAAGGCCTTATTGTAAGCCTCGTCACTGCGAAGCCTCTCAGGGTCATATTTTAGGCCGGCTAACTTTGCTGCTTCTGGAGCCGTCTCTGGCATAATTTGGGCGATACCAAGAGCTCCCTTTGGAGACGTTAATGTGCGGCCCTGTTTGTCAAATTGATGATTAGACGATTCGGCTCCAAGAACACCACGCTCAAAAATGTCATCACTTGAGCCGGAGCCACCGTCTTGTAGGCCTACGCGACCACCCTTTTCTAATGCAAGGAAGGGCAGCGCATCCGTAATTGCTGTGCCGAGACCGGCTAGAAATCCACCGCCCCCAGCATCTGCGGCAACTGACCCCGCGACATCGGCGGCTGCAGGTGCAGACCAACTGCTAGGGAATAAATTTAATCCAACTGCGGGCGCAAGATTTTGTCCCTTAGTCCAATCGTAAACACCTTTTCCTACGTCATAGGCGCCCTTTCCCAGCCCATAAGCCTCTTTCCCCAACGACGCCAATTTAGTTAATTTATCAACCGTCGATTCTGGCTTTTGTTGAGGAGAAAATTGGACTGGGTCTAATCCCTTAGCAGACTGTATTTGACCAGTGGGAAGAGAAGGGTCAACTGGCTTCTCAATGTCTTTATACATTTGCTCTTGAGACTTAACCAAGTCGTCGTCTACAGAGCCATCAGTTGCATATCCGCCACGAGAGAAGTCTCCGGCGCTTGTTACGGCGCCGCCCATGCGGCTCTGATCAACACTACCACCCCTACTGGCCAAGAATGTGCCAAACGGGCTTGTGGCTTGAGCCTGATACGTTTGTTGACCAAGGAGCGGGCCAAGGCCACCAGCAATCCCAGCATAAAATTGAGCTTGCTGATATGGATATTGGCGAGACTGGAGAAATTGATTGTATAGCGCAGACAGACCAGCTTGCTGCGTTTGCTGTTGCTGCGTGCCGCCAGCCAATTGAGCCTGCAACGCCTGAGTTCCAGCCTGTGAAAGACCCTGACCGGCGGCCAATTGGCGCTGTAAATCTGTTTGTGCCGCGCCTAAAGCTTGGCCGTATCCAGTTTGATACAACGGAGACAATGCCTGCCCCATAGCCAAATTTTGCTGACCTTGCAAAAGAGCCCTTTGGGTGGCGGCATTAGAGCCACCAAATGCACCGCTCCTTATTGCCTCGGCCTGCTGTTGCGCCAACTGCTGGCCCTGTTGTTGCTGCAGTGCTTGCTGAACTGGCGAAACAACTTGCTGCATAAATGGGTTCATATACTGACCGACAACCGCAGAAGACGGCGTCATGCCCGCCNCCGCCTGCATCGCCGGGGCGGCTTGGTAATAAGGCTGGCCGGCTCCGGCTATGCCAGACAGGCCGCCAATTGCAGCCTGTTGCGTCCCCGTCATTGGGGCNACAAATGCATTCGGGTCGGTGCTATAGTTTTGCCAGGGCGTCGACTGAATGGCCTGATTNGCCATATTCAGTGCTTGTGTATATGCGGCTACGGCCTGGGGGGAGGCTTGTGTTGTTTGTTGTTGAGCCGGGGCTAGTCCACCCCAGCCAAGTGCTCCTGCCCCGCCGCCACTTTGTGATCCTTTCCCGCACATTCAATTCACTCCGCAGCGGCCCCTTGAGACCATTGTCCAGTTTGAATCCCGTAAAGGAAAAATCCTCCAGCAGGAGACCCAAATTCACTTTCATAAAGCCGCATTTTACCACTTGCCCTATGATTTGACAAAACACCGATAATCATCGGCAGACCAAGTTCGTCAGCAACTCTTTTACTAAATCTACAGAGCTTCCTTGCGCGGCCACCGCTCGCCTTGCGAAACTTTGGATGGATAAAAACTGTTTTCTCTTCAAGTATTTCTGTGTCTGAATACCACATTTGCCCTATTCTTAATAGAACAAAGCCCTCTAGCTGCTCACCCGGCGCGCCAATGACGCCAATAATGCCGTGGTCCTGATTAAGGGCCGGCCAAATATCAAATAGTATCTTCTGAATATTGGGCTCAAAGATACCATTTTCCTTACAGACCAACATTGCTAATTCCATAACGCCGTCTATGTCTTCGGGCGTCCCAACCCTAACAGTGACATCGTCTATTGGCTTCCTTGGCATAAAGATCCCCTTAATCTCGCTTTGGCCCAGGTAGTTTTTTTAATGTTTGAATTAAGTCGGCACGAGCTAATTCGACGAATTTATCAAGTTCATCATGCCCAATATTAATATCACCTCCGCCAATAGAAGCGACATTATGAGGATCAATAATATATTCTCCTCCCGCGACAATAACCTCAGTAGGCGTTTCATCACCATGTAACCTTTGTTTCCCCCACGTCCTATTGGCCGCCTTAAATCCGGCCATTGTATTCCCCTCCCCCATGCCAGAAATAATGTCTGCGGGAATGACGTAGGCCCCAGAGGGAACATTAATTGGCAAGTGGTCAGTTCTGCCGGCTACGGAAGAATGAATTGGCCCAACAAACATTTTCTTGGCAGTCTCGCCGCCGTCTGCGCGGGACTGACGGGCCTGATTTAATGCCGCCGCCACCGCCTGTTGCTGCGGGTGGCCGGCGTGGACCATTTCAGCAATATTTTTGCTGATTGTTGTTTGATCCCTACCCTTAAGAAGCGGCATGATATTCCTCAATCAAGTGAGTATGTGACATTAACAGACTGACCAGTTCCTGGCGATATAACGAGCCCATTTGAAAAGTGAGCGCCAATATCATAAACGCCGACTGTATTTGGTATAATGTATAAGACATTTGATGGGGTTACAGAAGCCGTATTAGGAGCATTATATGCCGTCCCGACAGTGCTTCCAGCGACAGTGACACACACTCTGACAATTCTACCAGGAGAGCCAGAAATAAGCGTTGAATTAGTCAAAATAGACGAAGTTATTCTACCACCAAGATAGGTATAGGTCTGATTAAGATTATTAATGGCAATAACGCCATTTTTCTGTGTTGTGAGAATATCGTCAAGCGTAGCCGTGGCAGCCTCCTATTTAAAATTTGCCGTCTTGCTCAAAGCGATAACGCATAGCACCAAGGCGCCAAAATGTCCCAACGTCATTGCTTGATATACCAATCGACAATAACCTGCCCCTAAATCTCGGCGTTAAAAACTGAGTCCCTTGAGTCATATTATATGGGCCATAAACTCTAGGTTGTTGGCCTGGGTAATCAGTCACATAAAAAGTAATCTGAACATTGGCATTTTGCGATTGTCCAAAATATCCCCACTTCATGTCGGGCCATATTTGGTCAACAAAAACCTTCCACTCGCCATCAGAAATAACAAAGTAACCAGTTTGAAAACTGGCATTAATAGGGGCGCCGTCTGCGTCAGTCGCCAACAACCCTGTCGCTGGGTCGACGCCGTCGTGCTGATAAATATAACTTGAATACCCCGACCCAGAAGAAAATGGATAGGCACCTATGGGAGAGCCAAGGACGGACTGATTAATCCAAGCGGTCCTAGAGAGTTGGCCGTAGTCCCAAGTGCCTAATGCGACATTGTATTTTACATATGACGATATCTCGCCGTTGCTATCTGTTGTTGGATAATACCAAGAAATTTCAGAATAATTTGAATTAGCGGCAAATCTAATTTTCCATAAATTATTTCTATCTAAATTTTGAAATATAACATCCCAAATGGGACAGTTAATTACTTGAACGCCAGAGCTGCCAAGCATAAAAAATTGACTTTGGCCCATCCAATAAACGATGCCGTTCATAGACCCGGCGGCTTTTCTTGAAATGAGACCGCACCCAGTTCCTATTTCGTTAAATTGATAAACGTAAGGGGGTCCAGAATATTGCATGGCCCACAAGCCAATGTCTGTCCAAATAAGTCCCTGTTGTGGTCCCTGGATACACCCAACAATTCTGGAGCCTTTTGGTATTCTGTAAGAGCCGGCCTGATTTGTTGCAGTTGTAATCCAAGAATTAAAATTATTAACGTCGCACCATGTTAATAAAAGAGGGTCTTGTATGCCTGAAAACGTAGACCCCCACGCAACAATTTGGCGCTGCGGCATCGCTACAAATATGCCGTCATTTGCTACTGGCGCCTGTGGTATTACTGAAGCATTAGTCGTTTTATTTGATACTGGGTCCCATTGATAAATGGGGCCGCCAGAAAAACTGCCGTCAGAATTAACAATTACTGGGCACGATACTAAGATGCTACCCCAATTGTCTAACGTCCAGTCGGAAGAATTAATTGGCGCCGCAGCAATAGGTGTTGGTCCAGGCGTCCCTATTCCATAGCCGCCAACGCCATAGCCGCCAACGCCATAGCCTACAGAAGTAGGGGCCGGCGCGTAAGTGATAAAATATTCATATCTGGCCAAGTTCCCATTCATTGTTACTGTGCCGCCAGAGGAGGCTGTGGCAGACGCATTAATAGAAAAATTATTGGCATCTGTTACTGATTGAACGGTATAATTTCCATAAAGGGTCACATTTGCAGCAGAACTTGTGACAGAAACAACAATTGGAAATATATCACCAACAACAAAACCATGATTATTTAAATTAACATTTACTGAGGCCGAACTGGCCGCAAAAGTAAATACGGGGACAGAGCCGCCTGATGAAACGCTATTTGTTGCTGGTAAGGGATTTCCGAGGGCGTCAATTGCTGTAATTTGATATTGATCAGGGCCTAAGTATGTGCATGGGTATAATCCAAATAAAATTAGGCCGCCGACGCTTATCTGCGTTTGTATATAAACGGAATCGCTATTTACGACATTTGATCCTGCGTCGTAAATAACGACACTGGCGCTCCCTAAAGTAGTCGTTACATTTAAGGAAACATTTTCTGTTCTTGTTTGCGGCGTAATTATAAAGATAGAACCATTATTAATAATTGAAAGCGCGTCACCAGATATTGAAGTCGCCTGCCGCCCAACAGCTAAGTATTTATTTGCGTTAGTATCTTCCCAAGCCCACAGCGCCCTAACAATGTCAGTAAGAGCCGTGGGGAAATATCTAACCCACCCGCCAAGTTTCTGGACGAGTCCCAGCCCCTCTTTGTCGTAAAAGAACCTAATTAAATTAGAAGTTGAAACAGCCGCCTCATTTAATGCAAGCGTCCTATTTTCATCCACGCCCGCATGGAGCTTGAGTGTGCTGTGAGGCATTATACGGCCCCCAACATTAAATGCGCGAGCTCGTCATGCTCTTTGTTTGTTTTGCCGCATTTGTTGTGTTTTTTAAATTGCATAATATTAACCACGAGTAGGCGTTGCAAATTTTGAAGCGCCTTGTGATGACCACGCGGATGCCTCGAACTTCTTTCTCGTCTCTTCTTCAAGAGCAGACTTGAGAAGCGCCATATATTGCGATTCATAATTAATTGGCATTTGGGGGTCATTCCCCATCGTAGAGCTAAAGTTTCGTTGATATGCCGCAATATAGACCATGCTGGCCATAATAAATAAATCGGGCAGATAAAGACTGATAAATGTTGTCGTATTAGTGGAAGACAGACTCGCAGGTCTAAATGTTCCCACAATCTCAACTCGGTATGTCGCGTCTGGATATGGGCCAACAAGGAAAGTGTAATCGTCAAACGGACAAAAATACTTTGGCTGCCCAGTGGAAGAAGACGCCCCATAAACCGCGTCAAGAAATTCTTTTGTTGTCGGCAAAAGAGGCACGCGAGTAGATGAATCTGGGTTTGTTGATCCAGCCGGCGTCAAAAGATTTATTTGCTCTGCAACGACTAAAACGCCGCCGCCCCATTCCCCTTGCGCAAAATCAGACCCAGACGGGACAGATATTATCCTACTGCCAAGCGGCACAGAGTAACTTGTGTTTGAGACCGAGCTAAATAGAAAGTCTAGGTCTCGGTAAATGCGGTTCTCAGCATATGTAATACACTGAGGAAGTATCGTTAAAAAGGCCGTATCGGACGGGTCGACGACAGCCATTGTCGCAATTTGGTTAACGTAACTAGTCGTCCCAGCTACAGTGCCATTATATGAAAGACCTGTCGTCATTTAAATCCCCGCGTTTGGCGGGTTACTTTATCACAAAATAGCAAAAAGTTGCTAATCTTCTGACGGAACCCATACCCAGCCCTGTAGACTGTCCCATTCATAGTTTCCAGCCGCATATTGAATGGTTGGATGTAAAACCTCATCGGCCTTACTTATTGTCGTCTGGGCCTTTTCTACCATCCCATGTTGGGTCGCAGAAATGGCATCCTTGATCGCTGTTTTAAACTTTTCTCCTTCGGGGCTATCAAGCATAGCCTTTGCTGCCTTGATTGCCTCGTATCCGTCTTTTGTTACAGTAACAATTGTCTCCGCATCTTGAAAATACGGAGCGAGGCCAAGAATTGATAGGACAGCAGGGCCCCACATCATTTGTTGCCGTCTTTCGCAACAATTAAACCCATGCCAGCGATAATTGCGGCTAGGCTATTAAAGTCGGAAAAGTCTACCTGTCCGGCCTGAACCCACTTAGCAATAACGGAAACAATAGCCGCAACACCAAGAATTGAAGTTTTCCAATTTTCAATAAACGCAGGAATTGGCATTTTAAGCTCCGGGTTTTGAGGTTGACGCAGGCGTTACCGCCACAATATGCGCCGCCGTAGAGGCGACGTCTGCAGCCGCTGATGTGGCCGCCTTTAAGGAACTATAGCCTTGCACAACGGCGTCGGCAGTCAAAGTCTTATTTTGAACAGCAGCAGCAAAAGCATTCAGACCCGCCATTGCAGTGTTTAAAGCAGCCATTTTGGTAGATATGGTAGGATCAGCAATCCCTACAACGGCGTCAACAATTGGCGTGGCTGTGGCAATTGACGCCGTAAGAGTAGGAATTTCACCAACAATCCAATTGGCTGCCTTTAAGATGTCCTTTTCCAATACGGGCAATTCGGCCCAAACATTGGAAGCAAATTTAACAACGTCTTTTTCTGTAGTTAAAAAAAATCCAGTAATATTAGAAAAAAGGCTCATATCTATCTCCTATTAACCTACCGTGGCATATTGAAAATGCATTGAGTCCGGCCTGTGAGACCA